CTAAAAGAGCGCTTGGAAAGCGGTGTTGTAGATGAATTACTACAATAATAATGTTGATAAAATAAAACGGCTTATCACTATCCAAAATGTAATTGATAGATACGGATATAAACCTAAAAAAGGTTTTATTTCGTGTCCTTTCCATAACGAAAAAACACCTAGCTTACGCATTTATACCGACACCAATACATTTTATTGCTTTGGCTGCGGTATGGGCGGTGACGTTATCAGCTTTGTTGCCCATCTTTTTAAGATTGATTTTGGCAGCGCAATCATACGATTAGATGACGATTTTGGACTTGGTTTGTGCCAACAATCAGAAAGCCGTAAAAGAGATTTAGACGCTCGTTGGAAAGAAATTCAATCAGAAAAAGAAAAAGTTGATAATTTAAAAATGATGTATAAAGATCATTATTATGTTGTAAGTTGTTGGTTTCGTACACTATGGCTGCAAAGAAAGAGATTGGCGCCGAAAACACAAAACGAGCAGTTAAACCCTGCTTTTATATATGCTTTACACCACACAGATTATTTAGAGTATTGGCTTGATACATATAATACTTTTGGAAAATGGAAGGAGGTGTACGGGTGACGGAAGAATCGATTATAAACGGAATACCGATATATACCTATGAAGATTATATTAGCAGTACAACTCCTTATGAATACGCATATCAGTACATAGATGATAGCTTTACATTAGAGCGTGTTATAACTCAAATGTCAAATAACGCTAAAGAGGTCAATGTTAAGAATTTTCGCAAAATTTTTTCAGAATACGTAAAGAAGAAAAAGAAGTTGACTAAACCGATAGCTTTGGACAGTGTGACGCAGTTTGAAGGACAAGCACTTGAACTTAGCTGCGGGGCTTGGAGAGCTGACGAGTTTGGAGTATCTATTGAAACGGACTATGGAGAAAAATTCGCCTGTAATCATCCGATTTTACCGATTATGCGCCTTGTCAACATTGATACGGGAGTAGAAAAACTAATGATTTCTTATCGTAAAGGAAAGCAGTGGCGTAGCACTTTAGCGGATAAAAAGACATTAGCAAGTAATAACTCAATTTTAGAGCTTGCCAATGTTGGAGTAGGTGTAACAAGTGAAAATTCAAAATTATTAGTGCAGTACTTACATGATGTTGAATCTTTAAATTACGACTTAATTCCCGAAAAAAACAGCGTTTCCCGTTTAGGTTGGATTGATGGAGAAGGATTTTCCCCATATGTTGAAAATTTAGTGTTTGACGGAGATGTGAACTTTAAATCATATTTTGAAAGCGTACAGTGTTACGGTGACTATGATATATGGTTAGAGCTTGCCAAAAAGGTACGGTCAGGAAATGTATTTCCGCGCTTGATTTTAGCTGCAAGTTTCGCCAGTGTGCTGGTAAAGCCGTTAGGTGGTTTGCCATTCTTTCTTCACATTTGGGGAGGAACAGAGGTAGGTAAAACTGTAGGGTTGATGTTAGCGGCCAGCGTGTGGGCGAATCCCGAAGTTGGCAGATATATTCATACTTTTAACAGCACATCAGTAGGACGTGAAAAATCCGCTGCCTTCGTTAACTCTTTACCGCTTATATTAGATGAACTACAAATCATAAAAGATAAAAAAGACTTCGACCAATCTATTTATATGCTTTCCGAGGGCGCGGGACGCACCAGAGGTAATAAAAGTGGTGGAGTAGATAAAACTCCCACATGGTCGAATTGTATCATTACAAGCGGAGAAATGCCTATTACAAATGCTTCGTCTGGTGGTGGCGCGGTTAACCGTATTTTAGAGGTAGAGTGTACAGAAAGACTGTTTGATGACCCTCGTTATGTTGCAAATCTTTTAAAATCAAATTACGGCTTTGCTGGTAAAGCGTTTGTTGAACTGTTGCAAGCGCCTGAAATGATAGAAGCGGCACAAATTATCTATGAGCAGATTTACGCACAGACCAAAACAGAAGATACGATGGAGAAACAAGCGGGTGCTGCCGCTCTTGTATTAACTGCGGATAAGTTGGTAACGGACTGGATTTTTAAAGATGAAAAGGCGTTAACAGTAAAAGAAATCAGCGAATTTTTAAAAAGCAAAGAGGCTGTGTCTGTGAATCAGCGTGCTTATGAGTACATATGCGAATATGTTGTTCAAAACAAAAATAAATTTTGCGGAAGTAGCGAGATAACCGAAGTTTTAGGACGATTAGAAGAAGGAAAAGTTTATATTATCAGAAACGCATTTAATCGTATTTGTGATGAGGGCAATTTTAATAGTAGTTCTTTTCTTTCGTGGCTCAAACAAAAAAGGTTAATTGAAACCAAAAGTAACAGAAATACGATTTCCAAAAGAATCAATGGAGTTCCTTGTAATTGTGTATCTTTAACACTTTTGTCTGATACCGAAGAAAATGACTATCATTTTTTAGGAGAAGATGATTAATGTATACGTTGCGTATACGAGTTAGAATGTAAAAAAGCTAGCAATTATGCGGTTGTATACGTGTATACGTTGTGTACAAGTTTTAACACACCCTATTATATAGATAAAAATAATAAAAATAATATAAAATTTCTCGCGCGTAAGAGAATTTCAAAAAAAACGTACACACGTACACAAAATCTTGAAAGCCGCATAACAGCGTTGTTTAGAGCGTATACGTCACTGTATACATATGTACACAATGTATACTATGGTTATTTATTAATAGGTGAAATATGTGGACGGATTTTAACGAAATAGAAAAACTAGCGTTTGAAAGTCAACCTCTACCAAAATATCATGCGCAATCGGAACAAATCGCGTATCTATCTATGCGGTGTGTATATCATGATTATCGTTTAGGTTATCTGGATAAGGAACAGGCGCAAAAAGAAAGAGGACAAATAAAAAGTGCTTATTTAGAACAGTCCGAAAAAGAAAAGTTGTTGCTATCCAGAGGAAGACAATTTGACGATTTGCGGGTTGCTATGGGTAAGGTTAATAAAGATATTGAATTACATGGATGTGAACTATGTAAAAAAATGGTTCGTATTATGGATGGGAGGTTATCTTTGGATGAAAACGAGAAGAAATAACGCAGCAGCAGAATCGGTCATACAGCTATCTTTTTATTTTGATGAAATGTTATATGTTTGTCCCTATTGCTGTTACTCCTTGGGATATGTAACCGAATCAAGAACAAAAAGAGTTGAAAGTTGCCCTAAGTGTGGACAACCTTTGTTATGGGGTGATGATAAATGACGATAGGTGAAAAAGTGAAAGCGTTAATGAAAGTGAAAAAATGGGAGCAACAGGATTTAGCGGATAAATCAGGAGTAGGTATTACACAAATTAATAAGCTAGTAAATGACATTGGAAATCCTAGCATCAGGACGTTAGAGCGTGTAGCAAAAGCTTTTGAAAAAGAACTTGTAATCGAGTTTATTTAGGAGGCATTTAGATGAAAGATAATATAAACCACCCATCTCATTATACGCAGGGGAATATCGAAGTGATTGACTACATAGAGGATAAAAAACTGGGGTATCATCTAGGAAATATTGTTAAGTATATCAGTCGTGCAGGGTTAAAAGAAAGTTCAAGTAAAATCGAGGATTTAAAGAAAGCTCAGTGGTACTTAAATAGATACATTAAATTGATAGATACAATAAAAATTGAGGAAATAAAATTTTATGCAGAAGGTAAAGTTGTAGAGTCAACTAAAACACTAACGTGTCCGTTTTGCGGTGAAGTGATTGTGCTGGATTGAGGTGGATTTATGATTTTATCTGGAAAAGAAATTGAAAGAGAAATAAATAATGGAAATATTGTAATAAACCATTTCCATCGTAACCAAGTAAACCCAAACAGCTATAACTTAACGCTGCATAACGAGTTATTGGTATATGAAGATGACATACTGGATATGAAAAAGCCTAATCCGACTAAAAAGTTAATCATTCCAAAAGAAGGGTTACTGTTAGAACCCAATAAGCTGTATTTGGGAAGAACAAAAGAGTTCACAACTACCAGTAAATATGTACCTATGCTGGAAGGACGTTCTTCTACAGGCCGTTTGGGATTGTGTATTCATGTAACCGCCGGTTTCGGAGATATTGGCTTTGCAGGTTACTGGACATTGGAAATTTATTGTATTCATCCACTGATTATTTATCCTGATATTGAGGTATGCCAAATCTATTATCACACCATAAAAGGTGACTATGACTTATACAGCAGCGAGAAGTACCAGAATAATACAGGGATTCAATCCAGTCTTATGTATAAAGATTTTGAGGTAATGAAATGACATTTTTAGATTTATTCTCCGGCATAGGAGGTTTTCGTCTTGCGATGGAGCAAGCAGGACATACCTGTGTCGGACACTGTGAAATAGATAAATTTGCAAATAAAAGCTATATAGCGATGCATAAGCCAAAGGAGAGTGAATGGTATGCAGATGACATTACCAGGGTTCGAGCAGAAGGTATGCCAAGAGCCGACTGCTGGTGTTTCGGCTTCCCGTGCCAGGACATCAGCATCGCAGGAAAACAGCGAGGTTTCGCAGGACAGCGTTCTAGCTTGTTTTTTACAGTTACGGGACTTATTAGAGGACAGTCGGAAGAAGATAGACCCTCTTACTTACTCATTGAGAACGTTAAAAACCTACTTAGCGTTAACCGAGGGGTCGATTTTGCACGGCTCCTCCTGGAGTTGGACGAAATCGGGTATGATGCAGAGTGGGCGGTTCTCAACACTTCCGATGTCCTCCCTCAAAACAGAGAGAGGGTTTTCATTGTTGGACATCTTAGAGGACGATGTACCAGAAAAATATTTCCTATCAGATCAGACGGCAAAAAGGCTGATAAGCTACAAAGACAATGCATTAATGCAATTGCAGCCAGAACAGGGGAAAGCGTCGCGGTCGGATGTTACCTACTTGTTAAAAGTAAACAGCAGGAAAAAAGATTGAAATTGGTCGCCTTGATAGACGGTAAAAACAGTCAATCTACTAGAGTATATAGTGTTGAAGGTTTATGCCCTACACTAAACGCTTGTGGAGGTGGGAACAGCGAGCCAAAGTTTATTTTATCCGATAAAGATGGCTACAGAGTAAGAAAGCTAACCCCTCGCGAATGTTTCCGTCTGCAAGGCTTTCCCGATGACCATTTTGACCGTGCGAAAGCGGTATGTTCAGACAGTCAGCTATATAAGCAAGCGGGTAACTCCGTGACTGTGCCTGTAGTATATGAGATAGCAAAAAGAATGGAGATAGGGAACAAAAGTGGATAGGGAATATATCTTAAGGCAGATTCATCTGATTCAAAGGCAGTGCGAAATAAATGCAAAACGCTCGGAAGAGATAGATAATTTTTTATTCGGTGACCTGAGAGATGAAATCGAAAAGAAACTCATGAATAAAGAAGATGAGGGGTTCACTTTATTTGAATTTAAACTACCGAATTATGACAAAAAGGAGAATGGGAATGAATTGTAATTTTGATAGGACTTATACTGTAAGGCTGAAAGGAAAAGTTAACACTCAAACAGCAGAGAAATTCAGTGAAGAAACACTAAAGAGCGGATTTGACCGATTCCCTCAAGAGTTAATGAAGTTTCTTTTGGATGAGTTGAGCGACAACTTCGATAATTTCACCGTGGAGGTGAAAGTAATATGAAAGCAAAAATTATTTCATTTGATGAGGTTTTAGAGCGTATAAAAAGCGGAAATGTCAAAAATATTTACATTATCGACATTTTGAGTAGATTTGTTCGAAAAGTGTCGGATGTGGAAGTAGAATTTTTAATGCAAGTCAGAGAAGATGGTATTTTTATACACGCCGAGTTGGGCGGTGAGTGATATGGAGTGGATAAGTGTAAAAGATAGGCTGCCGGAAAAAATAGCGCATGGTGTACTTAAAGCCTACCACGCATACACTTGTATGACTTTAGCGATTTGCAATTATTGGATAGATAGAGCACGATGGCTATTTGAAGATTTAAAGTTACAGTTTGATAGATTAAAAAATGTTAGAAGGTGAACAAAATGAAAGAAATTAAATTAAAAGAATGTCCTTGCTGTGGTGGAGAAACAAAATTTGAATACGGGCAAGACTTTATTACCAAGCAAGTAAGAGCAAAGTGCAGCAAATGTGGTCTTGCTACAAAGTGGGTAGACGAATCTGTTGATTACTGCGCAAAAGAAGAAGCGGCGAAGGTATGGAACAGGAGGGAAAGCAATATTGAAACGTGCGAGAATTGCGGATGTAGTTGTATACAGACAATACAGGAGTTTTCGTTTGGAAAAAAACCAAAAACTTTTAAAAAGTGTGTTGAGTGTAAAAAACTCACAGAGGTTAAAGATGAAAAATAAAAATATCATCATTCTCTGCATAATAGCATCTTTCATTTGCTTAGTATCAACGATAACTTTGGCACTACATATGTCCTTCATCATAGTTTTACATTATTGGTGGGCTTTTTTAATCGGAATGATACTTTCAGGTAGTGTACTGATTTTTTGTGTAATTTTGTATATAAGTGGTTTGCTAGAGAGGAAGCGAAAAAGATGAAAGCTAGAGTACCAGCGAGACAAAAGTTATCAAAGCAGATGCAAGCCTCTATACAAGAGCTTGTCACAAAAGAAAGAGAAGAGCAAAGTAAAAAGCTGATAGAGCAGATACTTAAAGTGTCGCTTATCAATCTGAATCGAAATTTTGGTTTTGGACAGCAACGTTTAATAAAATTTCTTGATACAGTAACGGAGATGTTCAGGGAGCATATGCATGATGAGCTTTACTGGTATCATGTGGATAAAATTTTGAAAGAAGAGTTAAAAATTGACATGGAGGGATTGAATGAACTGGCTAAGTGAATCTATATCAGATTTGCGTTTGTATGGACAGCGTAAAAGATTTTTGGAGAGTGTGGACAGTCAGCTGATATGGCTTGAAAATGATTTTGCTGCTTTAAAGGGTTGTGCGACAGATAGCGAAGCTGTTGAGGGTGGAGCGAGTAAAAGTGAAGACCGTTTGTTGAATAATATCGTGAAAAGGGATAAGTTAAAACAAAATAAAAAATTATCTAAAGAATTTGTTGAACAAGTGGAAAAAACCTTGGATATGTTACCAAAACAACAAAAAGATATTTTGACAGAGTTTTTTATAGACAGAAGTAAAGGACACATTGAACGCTTAATGGAAAAGTATCATGTGGAGCAATCTATGGTATATAAATTAAAAAATGAAGCGTTACGCAATTTTACTTTATTGAGAAGCGGGTATATAGAAACATAGGAGTGTAAAAAGAGTGTAAGTTTTTTTAAAATATCTATGATATAGTGTAAGCAGGGAAGCTTGATTATCCCTAACGGTTTGTATACCTCCTTTCTATATAGCTAGTGCAGTGCTATAACTGCAAATGAAAAAAGCTCTATATTAGAGATGAAACCCTAGCCAGCAGGGAAAAGCTGGCATATATATAGCTGGTTATATCGCAGTAGTGGTATCAAGCAAGGGCGTGACCTTGCCAGCTAGTCCAAACGAGACCTCTCGCACCTCTCTTTTGATGTGGCCCAGTAGAGGACATTAACGCAAGACTGTGCTTGATGCATGGTCTTTTTTTATTGAGGTAAGTATGTTTAATTATAAGGCTACTAGATGGAAGCGCAAGCAAAAGAAAATATTGAAGCGTGATGAGTATATGTGTCAGTGGTGCAAAAGATATGGAAAGAAAACAGAAGCCACAACAGTACATCACATAAAGCATGCTGATGAATATCCAGAGCTAGTATATACGGACAGTAATCTTGTTAGCTTATGTTCCGCTTGCCATAATAAAGCACATCCTGAGAAAGCAAGAAATCACAGAAGATATTAAAGGGTGCAATATTTATGATTGATAAAGTTGATATTGATAAGTTGATTGAAGAAGCGATAGATAATGTATCAAAGGGTAAGGTTGGCTATTGCACTATAAAGATAAGCGATGAAGGCTTAACTCTTTTAA